AACAAGTTCATCAATAGAAGCTGTTTTAATCTTGTGTATTAAGCTGTCTATTTTATTTAATACATTAGTACACATTTCTGGGTTATTATGATAGATCACATTAAAGCCTTGTTTATATACTCTTTCAAGAATTGCGTTTGTCTTATTCACTTGTAGTTTTACGTTTTGTTTAAAAGCGTTACTGCCTTGTAGTTCATCGTTTGCTTCTAGTAGTAATTGACTTATCAATACACATTTTAAATAGTTTAGATGTCTATCGTTTATTGACTCGCTTTCTTCTTGATGTTCTAGTTCTTTTTGTTTCATTTGTTTGTAGTATTTTATTTATTCTTTTCTATCCACTTTTCTTGTTCGTTTCTTAGATAGTCAATTTCTCTCTTTAAATAATCTAAAGCTTTCTCTAAGTCTTTTATTTCATCTTCTTTCTTTCCCGCTCTAACTAAATATTTTATGCAGTTACCTCGATTGAAGTTCAAGCCGTAATCTCGAATGAAATCTATAACGTCATAGCCTTTTCCGTTTTCATAGTGTAAATAAGTTGCTCTCATAGTTTTACTTTTAATTTGTCTTTTATTTGATTGTGTGTTTCTTGCTGAAAGAATAGTTTTAAATGTTCATCACTTGTAATTCTATACATAGCTTTTATGTATTCACTTTTATTCTTTCTATCTTTTACTTCTTTTATATTTTTTATTTCATATACCATAGTGATTCCGTCTATCGTTTCACAGGTTTCGGTATTTACATTTGATCGTACAATGAAGCATTGTATTTTTGTGTTATCTGTAAGCTTAACATCTACGTAATTAGCAAGAGTTCTTACAGTATTTATTGAAGTTAAATCCCCAGTCTTTTTGTGATCTATAAAAAATGTATTGTAATTGAATTTTGTTAGTACACAATCGATGTCTATTATTGAGCGTTTTAAATCTGTTAGTTCACTTATTAAATAGTTGAACTCATTGTTGTGGTAAGTTGGTTTAAATGCTTTTCTTGTTTTCATTGTTTCTTGTGTTTTTGTTTAATAATCATCGGCGTAGTATTTCGCCACTTAATAGAGTGATGAAGTCTTGGCTTTGTAAAACCCATCATTCCCACTTTTACGCTAGATGGTTGCATTAATACACTCATAAAAGATTTTATATAAGTTCCAGAGAGTTGATATATGTCGGTCATTCCAGAGCTTTGACTTTGAGTGGCTTTTTGTTCAAGACCTATATAAGGCAATGTAAGAAATAAAGCACCTCTTGAAGCTAAACTTGTATAAGTATTAACGTCTTCATTTATAGAACCTACAAATTGAAACTCTCTATCGGTCGAACATATAAAAGAGTTCATACACTTTCTTGAATTGTTTATGTAGTTTGATATTAAACCACAACCAGCACCACCAATAAAGTCACCACCTTGTGCAAACGCTATACTTTTAGCATCTATCGTTTTATAAAAATTTAATAGAAGATCAAAATAGAAATCAAGATTCTTAACGCTTCCTTTTGTTGTATATTTGTGATCTACGTATCTATATCTAAAACTTGTATAGTCATCGTCTAATTGAATAAAGTATTTTATATTTAACTCTTTAGCTATTTTAAAACAAACATTTCTAGCGTGAACAATTACTTTTCTATTGTCAAAATTATTACCTTCATCAATAGAATCAGCCATAGATTTTTTATCAAAAATATATACGTTTTTATGACCGAAGTTTTCTATATACTTATTTATACTTTTGTCTTCATTATCTATAACAATAATAATTCTGCCAGTATATCCACTTCTTTTTAAAGTCTTATAAGTTATCACATTATCAGATCGACCGTGTGATAGTATAAAAGCAACGAAGTCTTTATTCTCCATACTCTTGTAAGTATTGATTCTTTATTTCTTCAGAAAGTTTAACATAACCTAATTGAATAGCTTTCTCAAAGTCTATTATAACAAGAGCTGATTTCTCCATTAACATCTGCATCTCTTTACTCGAATGTGCATAATAATCAGCTATCTTTTCATAATGAAAGACATTGTGTCTTCTAGCAGCGTCTATTAAAAAAGATTTTTCTTCAAGCTCTATGTTTGAACTTTCAATCTCTCTTATAAGTCTATGTGTTTTATACTTATCGCATAGTTCAAATATATGTGGTTTCTTGTTTTTAGGCTCGTATATCGGAGCTTCTACTTTTTTAGTGTACTTGTTATCGTCTTCAGATAATTCGCCGCTAAACATATTTATTTGTTTCATCTTGTTTTTGTTTTAGTTTTTAAAGTGTACCGCTTAAACAATAATTATCTAAGTCATAGCCTTGAATGAAGAACTTATCATATAAATCAATCGCTTTAGCGACTTTTTCTTCACCAGCAAAATAGAAATCTTCAGAGCATTCCCAGACGCCGATGTCAAGACTACCTTTGTCAAGTACTACAAACTTAAATTGATCGTATGTTTTACCGAAAAGATTGCAATAAAGATAGCATTGAATGTCGTAGCCGTATTTCTTTGCAGCATAACTAAAGCCTTTGATGTCACTCGTTGTTTTTAAATCAACAATTCTATCTGAAGCAAGTACATCAGCTTTGCCTCTGAACGGCTTGCCCATAACTTCACCAATCACTGGTACTTCAAACTCTGCATTTGTTATCGATTGAAGTGCGTGTTCATTTCTATAAAAAGCGTCTGCTAATCTTTCAGCGTTGTTCTTTTCTTTTATAGTGAAAACCCTACCAAGCTCTTGCTTTGCTTCTCTAAACTTCTTTGTATTCTTGCTTTGAACGTCAATAAAAGTTTGAGCTGAAAAAACATCTGGCTCAAGAATTGCTGTGTGAAATAGCCAACCGTCACGAAGTGGTTGTGATTCTGGACTACCATATTGTTGAACGAATTTATAAGTTTTAGGACTTGACAACAACGTCTTTAAGCTGCTAGAACTTAAAGCTAGTTTATTGAGTTCGCCATAATAAAATTCATCATTATCCATTTTTTTAAGCAATGCGTTTTTATCGTAAAGCTTTCCGTCTAGTAGTTTGATATTACTCATTGTTTCTTATTTTATTTAATATTATTCCCTCTATTTCATAAAGCTGCTCGATACTAAGAAGATCATAAACATCAACATCTTTAACTTTTACGCTTTCAATTTCAGCACTATCTGGGGAGCCTGGGTAATCATAACTTGCTGGCTCTTGTTCTTCATAACTGTATTCTATTGATAAAGCTATGTCGTTATAAATTATATTCATATCTCGTATTGTTTTAATTTGTTTTCTAAGTCTTCTATTTGTTTTTGTAAATCTACTATTAATTTATTTTTACTTTCTCGTGTCAAAGATATTCTTTTCATTAAGACTTCGTTTTCAATATTTAATTGATTAACATATTGACCAATCTCATTCATAGCTTTGATACAATTATTCAAGTCTGTGTTCATAGGCTTGGCTTGTTTCCATTCTATAACTTTGTCGGCTATCCAATTAAACCAAAGATTGTAAGATTGCTTTTGTAGTATTGTCATTATATGCTAGAGCCAACAAGTAAACCTAAAGTAAAGATTAACAATGCAAAAAGTAAAACAGTTCCTGTTATTATAAAATTTCTAGCTTGTTTTTCATATAGTTTTTTTTGTCGCAATTCTTTTTTAGTATAAACCTCAATACGATTCTTTCTAGTTTCAATATGTAATCCTGTTCCTGTTATCTTCATTTTATTGTATGTTAAAAATTATACTACTTATTAAGTCTTTTCTATTTACTAAATTATTTAATAGAATATCTGGTATATTATTTGTATACCTTAAAGTTCTGTTGATTTGTCTTAACTCGTGATTAAGATCGTCTAATTGTGTTTTCATTGTTTTTTGTTTTAAAGATTAAAAAGTTAATGTTTCTTTTTAGAGGATCGTCTTTTCATACCTTACTTTATGTTTCATTAACACTGCAATATAGTAAAAACTAACTTATAAACAAAATATAAACAATATTATTTTTCATTTAGCTTAAAATAAGAGTCCCAAATACCAAGTTCGGTATCTTTTTCATTGATATTTATTATAGATGCGTCACTCTCATTTAATAAATAACAAGTCTTTAAAACTTTTTTTGTAGTCCATAATGTAGTATCTGGACAATATATATCTTTAGTTTTCAAATCTTTTAAATTATTTAGAAAAAACATATAATTACCTTTCGGATCATTCACTAAATACAATGCTATTTTATTTGTAGCTATAAGTTTGTCATATTTAAACTTTTCAATAATCTTTTCCTTATAATGCTTCTTTCTAAATTTCATTTCAATTACACATTCTAAACCTTTTGGCGTAGTTCCGATAGCGTCCCAACTTTCATTGCTTTTTCCTGTGTGCTTTAAGTTCCAACCATCTAAATTTAAAAGCATCACGACAGCTTCTTCCCACTTATTAATTTCTTTAATCATTTAATTTTATTATATAAATTATCAATATCTTTAATCCACATTACAATATCTTTTGGTCTGCAACTGCAAGGCTCGTAATATCTATGATTATAATAAGTTGAATGTAATTCACACAGTAATCTAAACTGTTCTTGATTAAGCTTACCTGTAACGCTTGACTTAAAATCTAGCCACGCTTCTTGATCTTCTATTCTCATAACTCTATATTAATGTCGTTCCATTCACTTCTTCTTTTATCACAACCGCAATCTTTCCCCAGGGCTTTGCTTATTGTCTTGACTAGCCAATGAATACCAGTGTAAAACGTAATATAATAAATTAAATCTCCTAACTTCATAACTGTTTTTTTATGTGCTTTTTAGCGTTTATATAAGTGTTATATAGTGAGTAATAACTGATTTTTGTTTCTCTTGACAAACTAGCTACTGATTTGCCAGATGCACAAATTTCAAATATTTTTCTATCGTACCAATACATCTCTTTCAATATGTTATCAATTTGTTTTTTTCGACTAGCGTATTCAATCTCGTTTATACCTAAGTCTTCAGCTTGTTTCAACTCATCAATGTCCTCAAGATATAGCTTTAAAATTATAGCTTCTTTTTTATATATATTGCAGTAAATACCTCTTAGAACTTTGTAGCAATAGTAATGATTTATCTGGTCTTTATAGTAAAGGTCTAAACCTTTTTTAACATCAGCATCAAGCTGAATATACATTTCCATTACAACGTCCTCACTCATTGAGGGGTTGCATCCGAAACTCTTTACTATGTTATTCCAATCATTATGCTTTTTATAAGCTAGTTCTAAAATTGGTGTCATTTATTTATTTTATAAGCCACAATAACCACTGTCGCATTCATTAAAGTCGTCATCAAATAGTTCTGTTTGTTTAAAACTGTTTTTTATTTGTTTATAGTTAATTCCGTTTTTAAAGGTTCTAACATTATAACCTGTTTCCTGTTCTGCTTCTATAAACCAATTAAATTTATTTGGGTGCTTATCACTCATTAATTTAAGCAACACTTCGTTTCTATGAAAACAACCTACGCAATTATTCATATAAGCAAACCTAACATTTTTATCTTTCCAGTATTTTTCTACTTGGTCTTTATATATATTATCTTTAATTAAAGGGAATACAGGTTTTTGCCATTCTATATCCGCCCATTTGTTTTGTGTTTTTCTTTTACCTACAATAGTTTTCATTTCTAAAAAACCATTTTTATTTGTTTTATTTAACATTGTTTTTGCTCTGCTTTGTTCGTTTGCTCTAAACCCTATACGCATTTTTACAACTTGATTTATTTCTTTATGCCACCAATTAAAAATAGGTTTTAGTTTCATTTCGGTTGTGCAAAATCTTATTGTTGCATTTGGTAAATATTTTTTACCATTTCTATCAATAACCTTGTCAAAAGTCTTACCAGTTACCCAATCAATTTTTGAACCTATAAACTGCTCTAAATCTAACATTGTATATATAATAGTATCTTCTTCTAAAGTGCCTATAAATTCAGTACCTAACCTATCACTAACTTGCTGTCTTATTTTAGCATCTGGGAACATACATTTTTTATCGTCTGTTCTAACTAAAGAAAACACATTATAATCAGCTGGGTAATTAGCTGCTATATAACTTGATGTCTTACCACCGCTTAAACTGTTTACTGTTTTCATTTTGTTGTTGTTTTATTTGGTACTAATTTCTTAGGAATAAAATCTTTTAACGGGTCATAAAGGTTGCCAACAACGTAAGGTAAACCAAATTCATTTACACTAAAACTAAAAGTATCAAAAGAATAACCTCTTGAGCGTTTACATATTGCAGTTATCCATTCATTGTTTGTTGTGTTTGCTTCTAACTGAATAACAGTTTCAGCTTTTTTTTCTAAGAAAGAGCCGAGATGACCAGTGCCAAGCTTTGCACTACCAAAGTTTTGATGTATAACAGTCATTATGTGACAATTATTTCTGGCGCTTAATTCCATTAATTTTTGAACACAAAGATTTGACTCCTCAATATTATTTACATCGGAAACAAGATCGGCAATGCCATCAATTAAAATCAAACCATTTTCATTCTTATTCTCTTTTAATATGTACTCAATAAACTCAAGTCTTTGTTTATAGTTGATAGTTCTTAAAGCATACGTTTGATAACAACCAAGCTTTTTATTACTTGACATATCTTGAACTCTCTTAAAAACTCTTTGTGCGTGCCAAGTACCTTGCTCTGTGTCAAAATGAACTAGACATTTGTCATCACGATAACCTTTTATATCAGCTCCAAAAGTATTTTGATCGCTTAAATAAACTGAAGCTAGTAAAGACATAAAAAATGTTTTCTTTGTCTTAGGTGGTGCAGTGACCACGCTTATATTTCCCATTGTAGCAATTGGAATAGGAAAAGTTAAATTACCCGATTTTGTTTGTATTGTTGTAGTTCCAAGACTTAATGCTAAAGGCGGATATTCTAAGATGTCGTTTGTATCAACAGCACATTCTTCTTTTATAAGTTGCATTAACATATTCTCGGTTGTTTCTTTTTCGGTCATCTTTGTTTTTTGTTTTGTATTAATAATTCCAATCTTCTGGCCACATTTTTTTACCTATTATTTTGCCTAATTTCATAACAACGTATGCTAATATAATATATAATATTGCTTTTATCATAATTTTTCGCTTAATTCATCTTCCATTAACTCATTTAAAACATCAATAGCTTCTTCTATATAAAAAGAATTTAAGTCATCAACGTAAATAATATCCTTATCTAGTTTAGAGCTATATTTTATATGATCGACTAAAGCATCTTGTAAATCTGAATCGTAATAATATACATTTTCGCCTACACAAATACCGTTTTTAGGGTCATCAATCGCTACATATACCGAATAACCATCAGCTGTGCTTTCTTCATAAATATAAAAGTCTTGAAGTCCCCAGTCATCAGTAAATTCAAAATTATAATATTTTTTTACTTTATCTAAGTTTTCCATTTTTTTTGTTTTTTCATTAATATATGAAAAGATTTTAAACTATTCTTTTCAAAACATTTTTTACATAATTTGCCAAAGCATTTTGTTTTACATTTTTTGCAATTCATAAAAAAAAGAGGGCAAAAAGCCCTCCCTAATTTAATTAAAACGGCAATCCGTCAGCTTCCGCTTCTACTGGGTGAGTTTGCAATTCTTCAGCAACTTCTTTTTCAGCATTGACAATTGTTCCGTTGTTCCAGACAACCTTACCATTTCCAAGATACAACTTTTGCTTTTTAGCTTCTCGTTCTTCTTGTGTTTGTGAAACGAAAACACCTACGTTGTTGCCGTATCTTGTGTCGTCATTTACACTCATTGTTAAATTGACGTAAAATGCGCCATCTTTTCCTGCGATAAATTTCTCCTTAGGGAGCTTATCCACTCTTAAACTGTAATTAATTAATGCACTCATATTTATATATATTAAAGGGTTTTAAATGTTGTTTCTTTTTTCTTAAATGATTCTGACTCATCTTCACCAAATACGCCAAGCTCATAGAATCCTGTCAATTTCAATACAGCCCTTGACATCGCTCGTTTTTCTGCCATTTCTGCGACATACCAAGAATTTGTATTTGATTCTTTATAACTATCGCCTTTTAAAGCACTACCGAAAGTTTCAATAGTCTTATTGTCTTTTGTAGCTGTCGCTTTAAATACTGCAAAATTTGTTTCACATCTTATTACTTCATATTTAACGCTCATTTGTTCTAAAGCTTGAATTTTGTCGATTCCCGCCCTGGTTATGATCGTATAATGTTGATGTTTAAAAAAATCGTCTTTGTTTAGGTCATACTTTTTGTATAACTCCATTAATTTGTCTTTGTTCATTGATTTATGTTTAAGTTATTAATTTCAATTTGTGCTTCTAAAAATTCAACTCTTTTTTCTAAAGCTTCTACTCTTGCGTTTAAGTAGTCTATTGTGTCTGTGCTTGATGCTCTTTTTACGTCTTCTTTATAAGTCATATTATATCTCTTTAAATAATTCGTAAGGACTTTCCACGTCTAACAAGAATCTTAAGTCTGTTACTAATCCGTAAGGCATATCTCTAACAAATTTGTAAAGTTCTAATTGGTCAACTGCATATCCAACAAGAGCTGGGTGCTTTGTGTTACCTGTTTCAAGGTTGTCTTTGTACTCTGGTTTTAATCTTTCTAATAAATTCATTTGTCTTTGTTTTAATTAATATTTACAAATATAAGAAAAAAAACGATATAAACAAATTGTAAACAAAAAAACCACCCCGTTAAGAGTGGTCTTATTCGACTGGTTAGCAGCCTTAAAACAAAAACAAAGATAATTCTTTTACAAATATAACTTAATTATCTAGTTCTTCAATCAATTCTTGATACTTATTTATCAACATTTCTAAGTCCGTGTTGTCTAGCTTGACAGTTTTATGAGCTTCAATTAAAAGTTCTTCAGCTAAACCACTGTAATAAGTATTATCTAAATTTAATGCGAATTTATATTGTTCGCCATATCTGAATACATTGCAACCAGCACATTGAACCTGGCAATTTAATTCGTGCCATCTAGTAGAATAGTGTTTTCTGGATTGAAAGTGGCCGTTTTGTAATTTCTTCCAATGATCTTGTTTGCCACAAGTAAAACATTCTGATATATCATTAACAGCTTTTCTTCTTCTTATATAAACACTGAAAATCTTATCTAGTTTTTCAATTAATTTTTTTCTTTTTGTTTTCTTAGCCATTTGAATACACTTCAGATATCTTATATTTATCTATATTTTTAGATTTTTATATATCTATATTTTTAGAAATATGTTTTTAAACACTTCTATTAATAAATAATTCAAAGTTATATATTTATTTTTAATAAAACAAAAAAAATATTATTTCTTCCAATGTTTAGTGATTTTCTCTGCTGATCGCATACCAAAATATCCACCATAAACCAAAAGTAATAAAGAAGAAAGTAAATCAATCCAATTAGAATCTATTTTAAAGCCCTCTAATGAACTATCTAATATAATATAGATAAACAGTGTAGCGGTTAAAAAAGCAAGTGTTAAGGGTCTTATATTGCGTGTTAAATAACTGTCTGTATTGTTATCTGAAACCCATCGCTTTGTGGTTTCTTGCATTTCTATTTTATCGAAGTTTAGTTCTTCTAATAAAAGTTGTTTATCTGCTTCGCTTAGTTTATCGTCTGCTCCTATTTTTGAAGCTAAAACATCTAGTGCTTCTATTCCTGTAACGTTACCAGCTATTTTTAAAAGTTCTGGTGCAACTTCTTTGCCTTGCTTTAACAACCAACGTAAAGCATCGCCAACTCTAGTAGTTCCGTTTTTATCTTTATAGCTAGGCATTAATATCTATGACTTATATTTTCATATTCTTTTTTTGCATCAAAGCTAGGACATTCTTTTGAGCTGAAATCTCTGTGTCCGTATATCTCTCCTCCGTAAGTGTCTTTTAACTCACACAATAGATCTACTAAAGCTTCTTTTTGTTCATCAGTTCTAGTGTCTTTTGCAATCAAATTTTCATCAACTCCACCTACATAACATATTCCTATGCTATCTGAATTATGACCACGAACGTGAGCTCCAGCTCTTTCTACTTCTCTGCCAAAATGCACAACTCCGTCAAGTGTTATAATAAAATGATAACCTATGTCAGACCAGCCATTGTCCTCAACGTGCCACCTTTTAATTTCTTCTGGCGATACATTTCTTTTTTCTGGCGTAGCTGAACAGTGTACTATTATTTTATTTATCGTTCGCATTTTTTTTCTTGTGCGTTTCATATATTTTTTGTGCCGTATATCCTATTGACAATAGCAATAATATAATTTTTAAACTATTTTCTATATGCGTAAAACTCACTCCAAAAGTGAAAGCATTTAATATTCCTATTTTCAAATCTTGTATTGTCATTTTATTTTATATTCTAAATATGAAAGCCCAAAAAAACTGTGCATTCCTTCTGTGTCTAAGTCGCAACTGTAAGTTTTCCAACCCCAAGGGTGGTCTTTTAAGTCACTCCAGATAACATCAACGTGATACTTGTCGCTTAATACAGGCTCTTTAATCATTTGCATTTCACCCTCTTTAATCTCGTATTCACCTTTTTGTAAAACTATATTTCCCAACTCAACAATACTATGGTTATGTGTTGGATATTGGTTACCCTCAAAGTCATAGTCCACACCTAAGTCTTCAATTTTTTCTTTAACTTGTTCTTTGTCGTTAAATTCGTATTTGCCTATTTTCATAATTCCGTTAATTTTACCATTTCGTTATTATCTAGAGCTTCGTCAAAAACTTGTATTTCATAAACTTCACCCTCAAATTCATTACTGCTATATGATTGTTGAAATTGGAATGTTTCTAAGTCACTAAAAAATCTACTAGTATTTAAGTAACTGTTTAAAAGTTGTCCGTTTGCAAAAATAGAATAATTGCCATTGTTCCACCTTATAGCTGCTTTAATTCTGCCGCCATTGTGTGCTAAGTCATAATCAAAAATTGCCGAACCAGCTGGGGCATCGTGAGCATAAAACTCTAAAACATTGCTTGTTCTGAACCTAAAAAACATTTGATTATAACTCCCACCTACTAAAGATATTATGTTTCCGTTTGTATCACTTGCATCGACTGGAAAAGGTTTAACGTCTATAAATGCGACACCCTCATTTTTATTAAATTCTGTGTCACCATATAACCCAGTCGATACTCTAGTTTCTTTGTTTCTTGTAGCTATACTACCCTCTGTTTTTATGTAGCTAGAGCCATATATTTGCTCCTCAACTTGTGACCCCCAGATAAAACAATTAGCATTGTTGTTTACGTCTGTGTCATCAATATCGCCCTGTGTAAATCTAGGACTATAAGAATGAGTTAGTATATTATATCCGTCGGTTGTATATGTAAAGTATATTCTAAACCAACCATTGTCAAACTCCTCAACCTTTGAGCTTATTGCAGTAAATATACTAGTTGCAGTATAAGAAATTATTTGCTTAGTTAAAAAATTAAATCTTAAATCTACCCACGCACCAGAGCCTCTTGCTCTAATGGCTAAAAAACTACCCACACCTTTTTTTACAAAAATTGAATTAGTGTAAGTCTTTTGCCCATAACCTATGCTTATAGCGTCATATATGTAACTAGCGGCAGTATTTGTTCTTTGTAATTTATCAGCGCTCTCCGTTCCATCTGGAGAAATTGTATCGTTTGCAGTAACCGTTATATTTGTTTTAGTCCACGTGAAAATATCAAACTCTTCGCTTCTTATTTGTAAATTTGTAGATGTTCCCTCTAATAAAAGACTAGGACATTCGCCGCTCCAATTTAATCTAGGGTTATTTGAGCCTGAAACAAACTCAATTAAACCGTCTTTATTTACTCTATTTGCAGCACCGTTTCTTCTTAGTTCAAAATCTCCGTCACCATTTACTGGTAAAACTGAATAAACTTTTAAAGATTTTTCTGCGCTAGGCACTAATGCTAATACTGGCTTTTTCATTATCTTTCTATTATTATTGATGTACTAGTACAATACCACCACTGTCCGTTCACTTGTAGTCTTAGCGTTACCACTTGACCTCTGTTTATTTCTATTGACCTACCAAAATCTAAAAGTACTACTTCTCTAACATTATTACCGTAAGCACTCGTTTGACTACCTTTTAAAACATTATCTACATAAACACTTAAAGTTAAAGAGCTTCCGTTAGGAAACTGCCTAGAACTATAAGGCATTGATGACAGCTGAAATTGACTAAAATAAGCATCGTAAGGAACACCTATGCCGCCATAAGCATAAGGGAACGCAGTACTCGCACCAGTACCAAAAAGCGTATAAGTAGAAATACCACTAATATAGTGACGCCACGTAACTGATATTTTTTCAGTCGTTAAACCTCTGCTAGTATATTCTCTTGTTTTAGCTTTTAAAACGTTATTAATCATTTAGTCTTTTCCTTTATTAAAGGTTTGCTTTCTTTCTTCAAATAAGCTATTAACTTACTCAAGTTTTTATCTTTAACTTTGTAGATCATAAAACCCAGCCATTAAACGTTGTATCTGAATCTGGACTTATATCCTCGTTTGTATTGCTATTGTATTCAGGAAACAAAGATTGATTAAAGCACATATAATCGACTAATCTTGTACTGTAATAATTTGCGTATTCTCTAGCTTTTGCAACTAAATAATCAACTTCATTTTTATCAACTGTTTGAGAGTTTTCAGCTTGATGCTTATATACGCCGCCTTTAGCAATAGTGTAAGCACTGAAAGGAATATAATTCATTTGAGCGAACCAAATCAACATAGGCTGAACGTACTCATTTACAAGTGTTAAGTAGTTTCCAGTTAATGTGCCGGCAATAATATCAGCACTTATTCTGTTGTATAAATCAGTTCCTAATAAGTTTTGAACGTCTATCTCCTGCGCCACTTTCACGAATTGAACTATTTTATCATAATCAACATTTCCGTCAATTATTGAATTACGAACTAAGTCGTTTCTTGTTATAAATAATGCTGTTGCCATATATTAATTTTCAAATCCCATTTTATCCCAATATTCTTTTGTGTAACCAGCGTATTCCATATTCTTTGGCGCTATTGATACTTTTCTGTTATTTGATTCTGGTCTGAATCCTCTCTTTATTGCTTGAGTTGTGCTTATTGCATTTCCCAAACTACGACCGTCTTTTCTTGCGTAAAGCTTACGAGTCCAGCGATGTTCACAACGTGGGCCGCCTTTGTATAACCAAATCGAATATTCTTCAACTCCATCTTTTCCGAAGCCAGGATTCAATTCTAAGCTTTTCATTTCAAGTACATCTTCTTTTCGATAAACTTTATTTGCTTTTTCCATTTCAAAACAGAAATCTCTTTGTTCCCCAGTCTTTGATTTACCAGGTGCTTTTGTGTATTTATATCTAACTAAAAACTCAACATCTTCTTGACCTTTTTTCTTAGAAGTTCCATCTTGTTCGCTATCTCTGTAAGGCGTAGCTTTTCCAACTTTTGCAAATTTTAAAACTTTAGATAATAAAGTGTCATCTTTTGGTTTATTTAATTCGTTTACAATCTCATCAAGTTCGTCTTCTAAGTCATAATCAACTTCAGCTTCGTGAACTAAGTCATAATCAGCTAATAATTCGCTTTCATCTTGACCAATGTCTTTTAAACGTTTTTCAATTAAAGATCTAGATTCTTCACTTAACTTGACACCTGTTTCTTCTTCCATTGTTTCACTATCTTGAACATTCTCTAAGTCTGTAAACTCTAACGGCTGAAGCGTTTTAAAGTACAATTTAAGCGATATTTGATTGTACGCTAGTATAGTATCAAAGGCATCTATTAAAAGTGTCTGAAACGGTCTTATAACCGTGTTATCCATTAGTGTCGAAGCTGTGCGTAATTCATCAGCATTATTTCCAAGTCCAGAATTATCTTTAATTCCTAAAAGCATAGGTGAAACCACTCTGTGAGCAACCATAACTTTTTTAGAACTTTCATCACTTAAAAACTGATATTGATTGTGAGCATCGCTTAATTGTATAGGCTCAATAGTTGCAGCACTTTCTGGATTATCATTAAAGGCTAAAATGAACTTACCCGCCGCTGAACTCCCAGAAAATTTCTCTAAAATTCTGTTTTCTAACATTTGACGCTCCTCTGCATTTGGAGTTCCGTTGTTAAAATTAATCAACATACTAGGCGCCAGACCATTTAATATATTGTTGAGGTGGTAGTTGCTTATCTCTTGCTCCAGCTCTGCATATTGAAGTCCTCCTGCATAATCCGGGCTGGAATAATATTTATAACCAGCTCTGTAAGGTTTTACATATATAATCTCAATATTTTCTTTACTGAAACCGAAAGCTGGTATTTTAAGAGTACTACTTATATTTTTAACTTTAGTCCAATTATCCGAGTAATAATATGCTTCTATCTCTCCTTTGTCGTTGCATTTTTCAGCTCTTAAATTCTCAACTGGAATATGTTCAACTTGTGCGATTGTTTTTCTATCTTTAGAATAAATTACTTGTATAGCACATTGACCCATTAATTTAAGATCATAACACACTTTTCGAACCATATCTTTTTTAAACAAAGAAATCATTTGTGCGTATTGCCCTGGCTTTTTATTTGAATTTAACGCATCTAGTCCACGTCCATAAATCATTTGACTTATTCCGTTTATAATCGCATTGTTTGTTGGGCTGCCGTTGTATCTATCAATTAAATACTGAAAATAATTATTATCGGCCCCATAGGAAACGTATTCCTTACTTGATTTTTCAATAATATCAGGACTTGTGTAAGTACTCAAGTTCACTATTCTTAAATCATTCATATTTATATTATTATGTATTCATTATCAAAACTATCTTCACTAACAAATTCATCTTTGTTTATGCTGTAATAAATACCTTTTTCTTGATTAACAGCTTGATTAGTGCAAAAAATCTTATCTTTATATATAACTCTAGTTTCTTGATTCGCAATGTCGTTGTATTTTATATCCATCGTGTAAAAGTTTCCTTCAACTAAAGTTCCAAAATTACAAGTGAATTGTATAAAGTTTCCTTGAATTGTAGATTGAACAGTTTGTGTTGGCAAAGTTACATTTGTGCTTTCATTTATAATAATTACATCAATGTCCCCAGTAATAAATTCTCTTGGAATTACCCTAAATAATTTAATTCCGCTTGTCGTGATTAACTTCATATTAATATATAAAGAAAAAATAAATATTTTGTATAGTGTAGAAATAAAAAAAGGGTTACCCGTTAAGATAACCCTAATTTATAAGTAAAAGTACTAATTATGCAGTTGGGTCAATTTGAACCGCTGAAGCATCGTCAGTTATAACAGTTGATGTTACAAAGAAAGGTGGTGCAGTTTCTTGAGCATTCACCGTTAAAGTGTAACCTGTTAAATCCCCCATTGCAGCTCCGGTGACTATTGTCCCGCCATTTACATCGCCACCATTTTCAAGTCCTACTAAAAAGAAGTTTCCGTTATAATCTTCAACGGCAACGTGCGGACGTGCGTGAGCGATTAGTTTAAGTTCTTCTTGTGTAGCTTTGTCTTGAAATGTCAAAGTCATATTTAGTGTAGTATCATAGAAAGTCGTTCCGTTTTCTCGGCTTGAAGTGATAGCAGTTTCCATTGAACTGTTACCTTTTACGTCAAACTGAAACCACGTTGGCGTTCCAGAAACAGCTGTAATTTCTCCAGCTACGATTGTCGCAGTTCCTAAAGTTCCGTAATCTGCGAAATAGATAGTTTTAATACCACCCACCGCTGATTTGCAAGGTACTTTACGGCCGCTAGTTATTAGGCATCCCATAGGTTTAAAGTTTTTTAAATAAAAAAGGGCGAGTTATTTTACCCACCCTTTTTCAATGATTAATTAATTATTAAGAGTAAAGAACAATGTCGGTTACCTGTGCGTACTGGACGCCAGCGGTAAATCTCATCACTACTCGAATATTTTGACTTCCGTCGGTTTCGCTCATATCGATAACACGAACTTCTTGCTGATCTGAAAGCAATCCTGTTCCGAAGAAAAGGTTTGATTTTTCAGCTGCAATCATAGTTCCGTCAGCCATACCTTTTGCAACTACTAATTGAATTCCATCAAAGTATAAACCACCTAGAACTTGATTAGTTCCTTTGTTGTCGAAACCATTTGCTCCAACTCCTGCAGCAGCAAACCCACCTAAAGCTCTTGTGTAAGCTCTGGCGATGTCTGAAGATACGTAAATTCTTAAATCGTCCTTGCCGTAAACAGCAGTAGGAATCGCATCGGCTACACGACCAAGCTCTGCTATAATTGTAGCAGGATCAACAGCGGCAGCAACTAAGTCTTGAGCTGCAGGTAAATTTCCATCAGCTGCTAATAAAGTTGCAAGACCGTCAAACTCTCCAGTGTTTGCATTAACACCTTGCCAGATGTTTTTTTCTGTTTTGTCTGCTACTTTAGCCGCTACGTGACCAAGTACGAAATCAGAGAAAGAAGCTGGAATCTCTGCGAAAGCTGAATATCCCATCTCTAAAGCTTGCCACGATTGGTGAAGCTCTTTTTTACACAATTCAAGGTTTACTTGAAATTCCTCGGCTGTTAATACAGCTTCAGTTAAAGTTAAAGTTCCTTGTCCTGTTTGAAAGTTACAATCAGCGTCACGTACAATATTGTCAGTTGATGCTTTTTGTAGAACAGACTTATATCTCACGTTTGGTAAGATTGTAATCTCATTGTTTGCTAGAGTATCCCCAGAAAGCAAAGCGGCTGCGATGTATTTTCCTGAAAATTCACCAGCATAGGTTGTTGTAATTGCTAAACTCATTTGAATTTTTTTTTAGTTGTTATTTATTATTTATTTTAAATTTGCGAATACTCTATCCATTGTATTTGCTTTTCTGTTTGAACCTATCTTGAATTTTGATAGCTCTTTGAAAGACTCTGGATTTGAAACGATAGGCTCGGCACTTGGCTCGCTTAATACAGCTTCAACTTCAGTTGGTACTTCTTTTGAAAGCTCAACAGTTAAGTTGTTACCCATTTCGATAGCTGATAGTTCTTCTTTTAAGTCTTCTTCAGCTTTAATGTCTGCAATAGCGTCTTCAAGATTTTTAATTCTTTTTTCCATACCTTTCCAATCTGCAACGTCGGCTTCTTCAGCTAGTTCTTCTTCCATTTCTTCTTCAGATTCCTCACTAGGTACTTCATCAGAAACTTCACGAACATCAGCAATTAATCCTTCTTCTTCAATTACTAATAATTTAGAATCTTCAAGAATATACTCGCCTACTGGCATTGCCACTTTTTCGTCATCTGTTACAATAAAAACTTCTTTCCCTTTTTCAAAAGATTCAGCTTCAATCACAGTTCCGTTTTCCAGTTTAATTTGTTCAAGCTTTACTTCTTCATTCAAGCTTAACACATCTTTGATTTTTTCAATCATATTGTTTGACTTCATATTAATATATAATTTAGTTTAATTTATTTTGTATTTTCGTTATGCTTTTTTCTGAATTATGAACCATTCTACGCCATCACTCCATAATTGAATACCCTCAAATTCTTTATTTATTTCGTAATAATTAGAACTGCCGTCTATTGTTTGACCTGAAGCTGGAGTTAAATAAACTCTTGTATTTGTGTTAAATGTTGAATCGGATATAAATCTCATTAATCTATTTATGTTGTTTGTAGAAGTCGCATCTGGCAGAGTTAAAGTCATATTTCCAGCTGTACCCGACCAAGTTAATCTAATTACTTCAGAATGATTGTAAGTTTCTGAATCCAAATCAACATTATTATCAGCTGTAACCGTTAAGTTTGTAGGAACTAAATAATTTAAAACTTCTTTTTGAAGATTATTAAAAGTAACTCTTTTTGTCTGGCTATTATTAACGACTGCGAACTCATCTGTAAGTGATAAAACACTTAATTCGGGTAATTGACTTATTTTTAAATTTGGCATTATATTAATATTTTTTGATTATTTTCTTGAAGTATTAAATAAGTGTCTTCTTGTGTTAAAAACTCTATTCTTTCACCAATAGAAGACGTACTACCAATTCCTTGGGCTCTTAAAGTTCCGTCACAGCATTTAGTTGAGTAAGTATTATCTTTACAAAGACAACCTTTTCTGCCACCTTTAGGACTTGTTTTGCTAGGCGTTTCAAATTGTTTCATTATTTTATTTTTACGCAATTAGGCACTGTCTTTCCGTCTAATATTTTAGTTCCTTTTTGTTCGTATCCGTCCCAACAAGGTGATTTCAAACTATGACTTTCGCAAGGCATATACCAAGTTTTATCTTCAAATTCGTGTGTGTGATATTTTTCACAGCCTATGTCTTTAGCCGCCTTTACAGCTTCTTCTTTTGTTGAGTACGCTAAACGCCCATCAATTATTGCCATTGTTTCATTGATAATTTCAGACGACAATTCTAATTCTTTTAATTTAGATTGTGACCAACGTAAACCAGCTTTTCCACCCCAGAGCAAATAAGAAATAGTACCACAAGCTTCGTTATCTTTTTCATTGTAGTATTCTGAAGCTCTTGATAGATAAGAGTACATTCTTTTTATCGTTTCTTTACTAAGTCCTTTGCCTTGTGCTAATTGTCTAGCCCTAACTTTTCCGACTTGAGTGGCGCATTTATTGTCTTGTTTCTCGTTAAGTTCAATTCCTTTCTTTGCATTGTTCTTAACAGCATCTGGATAATCAGCGTAAGTTTTAAGATCAACTTCTTCATTCTTTAAAATTGACTTTACTTGATTTAATAAATACTCTGCTTCTTCATCTTCAATAGAAGAAAGTTCATCTTTTATAGTTGCATCGTTCGGCCGTTCCATTTTATCAGCAAAATATCCTTCAATACTAAAACCTTTTACCTTGCCAGTCTTCACGAACTCATTCCAGATCTTATCATTATTGACTTTAACACTACCGACCCAAGTTCCTAAAGGTAAGTCCATTCCAAACTTAACGCTCTTATCGTGAACTTTATCTTCAACTATCCAAGATTCCACTAAACTAAGTCCGTTTATTTCGTATTGATGCTCAAGTGTAGCGTTATTTTGTTTGCTATTCATCAAATACATTTGACTAGCTTTTAAGACAGTATCTTTTGAAAAATATATATAGTACTCATCTTCACCATTACGTCTGTAAATAGGCTTGTTTGGTATCAATAAAGCACCCATTAAAATTCTACGCTCTTTATCAACTTCAGCAAGTTTAAACTCTTGACTTTTTAAAGCGACAAAATCTTCTTCAATTGCCGGGCTCTCAACCACACTTATGGCTTCAATTCCAAGCTCTTGATCTTCATCTAATATCAATTCGACTATTCTCATAATTATATATAAAGTTTTTTTATTTATTTTGTTTTTTATAAAGTTGCACCCTCAACTATATTGTTTTCTAAACTTTGTGCTGTTGTTACATCGTTTGAAACTACATAAGCTTGTACTGGTTCGTTTGTTTGCTCTGCGACTGTATCAGCTAAAACACTTGTTTCACTTGCGCCAACTACATTGAAACTTGGTGGAGCTGGTGCAGATCCTCCCGTTGCTGCTGCACCACCGCCGCTGCTAGTTCTGGGGACTTTTACACTTACAATTTTTTGAACGTTTTGAAGACCAGATGCCAATATAGCTCCAGCGTTTGCGAATTTTAATGCAGTTTCAAACGGCGTTACAGTTGTTGCCGCTAAAGCATCTGAAACACCTCTATAAGTGTTAATTGTAGCACTAGCAATTCCTAAAGCTTTGCCTGCCGCAGTTTCTTCACCGGCAATGCCACTAAATTTTTGTAGAACATCAGCTGTTTCACCTAGTGTTTTATCTTTAGCTGCCGCTTCAGCTTCAGCTAGTTTTATCTTTGCATCTGTAAATTGCCCTTCAAGTTGAAGTCTTTGTTCATCAGTAAGCGTCTTATCTTCTATCAATAGCTGTTCACGATCAGCAATTAACTGTCTTTGTTCATCAAAACTTAGTTCTTCATCTTCTTTCTTCAGTTCAAGTTCTTCAATAAGTTTTTCTTGTTCTTTAAGTTTCTTTTCTTTGTCTTGCTGTGCGAACTTATCTTTTAATTTTTGTTCTTTAACGCCTTGCGCCTCTATTAATTCAGTAGTGCTTTGATTGTACTTATCAGCTTCTTTAATTAGCTTTTTATATTGTTCTTGTACTTGATATAGTTCTTCAGCACGTCTTTCATCTTCAGTATCAATTTCACCTTTTCTTATTCTCTCAAGTGCTTCTTGCTTTTCTTTTTCTAACTGTTTAGTGTCTTTGGCGTCTTTAACTTTCTTTTGCTTTTGTTTTTCATCAAGCTGAAGAAGTGAAAGTGTGAGCTTTTGACCGTTTATTTTTGTGTCTTGAATTTGCTTTTCTAAGTCATCAAGTTTTTCAATTTCTTCAGCTGTTTTCTTGAAAGTTTTAGCATTCGCCACAGCGGCTGCACCTAAGCCACCAACAGCATTTGCAACGGCAACTTTTGTCTTTTCCCAGAAAGTTAATTCTGTTTGTTGTTGTTGTTCTCTTAGTAATTGAGTTTTTAAGTTTTCAAGAAGCAGTCTGTTTTCTTCTTGTTGTAATACTAGAACTTTCTTTTTTTGTTCTACGACTTCTTTGGTGCTTTTACCTTGTAATTTAAGTATCTTTTCTTGATTATTAAGTAAAGCTAATTGATCTTCACTTAAAGATATGTTTTTTCTATGCTCATCAGCTTGTTCTTGAAGCTTCTTAGAGCCGTCATCAAATAAAGCGATTATATCTTCCCAATAAGCAACTACAAGACCAAGACCGACTACAAGAGCGCCGATACCTGTAGCTATCAATGCCTTTTTAACACCACTTAAACCAGCAACGAATCCTTTTACAACTTTAATAGAAGAAAGAAACCCTTTTTTAAGTTTTATTATTTTAGTAGCATATCCACCTGTGAGCTTATCGACACCTCGTATTATGTTTGTATTGTCTTTGCTACCTTTATTTAAGTCTGCTAAAACATCTGCCGCTTCACGTCTTTCAATATTAAGACTTTTTAAACCAAGCTTTTGATCTCTAATTGAAGATTTTAAGTGATTAGATTGTGTCGTAAGTTGTTTTTGTGCTGCTAGATTTGTTTTAGATGTTTTGTTTTGAGCGTCTTGAACATCAAGAAGTTCTTTCTCTAAAAGAATAAGAATCTCTCTTTGTTCTTCTAAAGTTTTATTTATTGCTTTTAAATTCTTTTCAGCTTCTTGTGCCGATAATTTAATCTCAATTACTTTTTCTATTGCCATTTTATCTCTTGTTTTAACGCTTTGTAACCCTCTTTCAATGTCATAGGTAGTTTGTATTTACCTTGTGCTATTCGCAAATTTTCAGTTTCTCCGTTTGCGTACTTTAAACTCTCTATTATTAATTTTATCATAATGTTGTTTCAAATAAATCTGTGTCAAATGCCCCAGCTTCTACGCTATCAACATCGTAAATAGCTCTTACAGATATTTTGTAAGTTGTATCACTATCTAAAGCTGAAACAGTAGAACCAAAAGAGCCAGGGTTAGTAAAACCATTATAAATATCATCTACATAAATTTCGTACCTTAAAAGGTTTGTGTCTGTAATAGAGTTATATGTAAAGTCTATTGTACTACTTGTTTTGCTTGTTGTTTCTAAATTCTCAACTCTTTGTAAAGTTTGACTTTGACCCCTCAAGCTTTGCGAAGTATTTACTTTTAAGTTATATAATTCTAAGTCGCTTTTATTTGTTAGTAGATTTGTCTTTATAGAGTTTATTCTGTATTCTGTTGTTCCTATAATAAATATGTCGTTTAATCTATATTTTAAAATTATATTCAATGGCAAGTAAGCTGATACATTTGTTTTTCTTGAATTCCTAGCAAATAGATTAGCTACGTAATTTCTATAATACTTAGTAAATAAATCATTTGACAGGTTTTGTTGTGCTGCACTACCAGTGCCAAGTGTGTATTCATCAATCTCAATACCAAAATTTAACGTTTGAGTTATAAAGCCAGTTGCAATATTTGAAATAGAATTAGATGGTCTTAAATAAGGGTTTATATTACTTAAACTATTGTCATCATTTTGAAATAAAAGTGCATCATTTGTAGCTGTACTAAAACAATAGAATAATAATGGAGAGCCTATTGTTGGCTCAAACTTTTTATCTAACATAGCACCTTGTACGATTGTTGTTAATTGACCAGACCCCTCGTCTGTTAATCTTTCGTACATCATTTTCTCAAAATCAACCTCAACTTTGTAATTGCCTCCGTCCCATTCGTCATTACCATAACTCTCGTGAGCAAATATATTACCTTGCAATTCTTCTGCATATTGAACTAAATATGATTTTTTGCTTTTAAAGTTAAATATCATATTTTTAAACTGCAATAACTTTGAAATCTTAGACTTGCTTGTATCTACATATTCCGTTATATCGTAAACCTTACCAGCGTTATAGTAATCGTCTAAAGGTAATACTGTTATAATACCGTCCTCTTTATATGCAGTTAAATTAAACATAGTAAAGATATTTTTAAGAAAATCAAATATTTTCATCTTAGGCATTTGATTAGCTATAACAATAGTGTTTGCGTCTGTTGTAGCTAGTTTTTGATAATTACCAGTTTGTTCAAGTTGAAATGGTCCACTGAATATCCTATAACCTCTTTGAACCGTTAATGTTTGAGATATGCCTAAAGTGTTATCAGTGTTTATATTTATAAAAACATCAATATCATTTTCACCATAATTATCTCTTGTAAACTCATATGTAAAAGTTTGAGCAGTGCTATCTGTTGCGCTAAATAATTCGGAGTTATCCGATGCCCTTAATATCTTTACCTCGTAATCTCTAGTACCAGCAAAACTAACGTTTAAAGTAAATATATAACCATATCTTCTAGCTAAAAATGTATTACTAGTATGAAAACATCTTGCTGGTCTTAATTCAGTGCCACTAACAAAATTATAATTAGTTGCTGCCGAAGATGCGTTTTCTGGTAAATAAAATCTATTGCTTATTTGTTGAGCTGCTCCACCCTCATCTGCGTTAGATAAATATCCCTCTTCTCTGTGAAGCCACATATACATTTTTTTAAAAACCGTACTATTAAAAAACTGCTGACTAAATACAATTTGCGGATAAGTCGTTTGTATTGCATCAATTATAACTTTAGTTTTTAAAGCTGGTTTTAAATCTGCATAATTTAAGTGTGTGCCTGTTATAGCGTCCCTATACCCAGGGTTGCTATTATAATTGTATCGCATATTTTTACTATGCGTTATAAGTGGAAATATTACATCGTCACCCTCTGCAGTTCCTCGTAATTTACTTTTAACAAAATCGCTTGTATATTGAAAATTTAACGCTTCTGGATATAATAAAGAGCTTAATTCATTCTCTGCTAGTATTTGCTTGAACTCAACTGTTTCACCTGTAAACACTAACTTATAAGAATAAGCTACATTGTTTTTTAAATCAACAGACGTTAATCGTAGTTTACCTATTTTATAGTTTACTCCATTTAATTGAATAAGACCGTCCCCTTGAAATCTAGCATCAAAACTATTTTGAATTTCACTATCGTAATAATGCTTAAAAAATTTATTATTATGCTTAGATGCTGGTACGCTAAACTGTTGGCTAAACGGTGCAAATATCTTAGCTGGGTCTTTTACATTCTGGATAGTATCTGTAATTGATACGCTCTCATCTTTAAATAATTCCAGTTTTGTATAATCGTCATAAATTTGGTAAGGTTGATTTGTGCCATTAAAAACGCCACCGTCAACATCTAAGGTATTAACGTTACCACTAGGTGCTATTGCAGTTATAGAACCAATAGCCCCAGAGTTTAAGTTTTTAATTAATTGACCTACTTTGAAATTACCTGTTGTGAAATCTGTTGACGTATCTACAAGCCTAGTCGTTGTTGGAAAATATCCCTCACTAGTATATTTATTACCATCTCTAATATATAAGTCTATTATCTGCATTTATCGAATATTGTTTATAGTATCAAAAGCAAAGTCTATTTTTATAGTGTAATTAATCAGCTTATCGTTTAGACTTGTTTTATAACTAAAACTGCTATCACTTACATTAACAGGTAAAACAACGTTGTCTATTTCAATCCAACAGTCCTCACTTAATTGCATTTGTTTAAATACTTCATTATATGCTTCTGGATAAAACCCTGTATTTAAGTCCATTTTTTCGTTACCCATTTTGTATAGGTTTTTCTGTTGGTGCTTATCTACATCATAACTATTTGCTACAAGTGTGTTTCTTTTAAAGTCCTCTGCTTTAGTTGATAGTTGTTTATTGTTTCGCTTAAAAAACCATATATTTTGCAACGCTCCAAACTTGTTTATAAAACTTAATTTGTAAGGCTCGTATTTGCACTCTGTGATATTTTCAACTTTAACAACTGAAACGCCCTCTGTTGAATTAATATAAATAGTATCAACAGGAAACGTCACATTAGTTTCTAAGAATTCGTTTAAACATATACTGTTCTCAAAAGTACCACCGTCCCTATAAACTCTATCTGCAAATTCGTCAGTTCCGTTTACAGTATTTGAAACGTATTGTATTTGAGTTGATGAAGCGGTTGTCGGCACAAAATTCTTCTCGTAAACTTCTTGGTTTTCTGAATAGTATTGCACAGTAGTAACCTTACTTGTGTCAACAGGTAAAACAACTGGTGCGTCATCTAGCTTAACGACTGTTAAATTAGACTGCAATAGTCCACTATCGTTTTGAGGATTAATTCCCTCTTGAAAATATCCGTAACCGTAAAACGCTTTGTTTTCAACTAAAGGTAAAAAACCAGATACCCCACTGACTGTTCTTCTTATTTGATAATCAACCCACACAATTTCTGTTTCGTAATCGTCTGCATTGTAAGTCATATAATCTCTCACAAGTTCAGCTATTTCAAAATTTACAGTAAAGTTTACTGCCGATGCGTTTAATACATACGTAGCATTTACAGGCCTTGAAGTTGTTTGCGTTCCTGTATATATCCAAAGACTTAATTCAGCACTTTCTAACTTACTTAAATTATAATATACATAGTATGGACTTCTTACGTTAATTTTTGCCATTTTATTTCTTTGTTAATGTTAACTTTATTTGTCTATCTATTCCAAGAGAGTAAGCTTTAAGCAAGTCATCAGGTAGTCTTTTGAAAGCTCTTAAAAATGGAGTTGTAAAAAACATACTTGATTTTATACCTGTTTTATATATACTTCTAGCAATTATGAAAGCTGTTTGATCGTAGCTTAAAAATCTACCTTTCTCACCTTTCTTCTTTCTTTCTCTAAATTGTATACCTTTACGTCTTACATATTTTTCCATCGCATCAGTTAAACCACCTTTTTGTCCTGTGCCACTTCCAAAACGATACGGACTATTTGGTGCTTTCTTGCTAGTGTCTTTTCCTTTAACACCTCTATCTTTAAATTTACCATAGTCTTCCATTTCAAGATTAAGAGCGTAACCGTTTGCTGTTCTATCTACAAAGTGACCTAGACTGTTATATAAGCTGCCAGTGTCATTGTAAGTGCCGTATGGAGTTGCACCTTTAGTCAAGTTGTTTCTTGATTGTTGTATCACATATTTAGCGAACTTATTAAGTTCTTCTTCTACTTCTTTACTGTTTAACATATCGTGATGTCATTATTTACAAACACATCAAAAGTTGCTGTCCAACCAGCTAGTTTGTTTTCAAACCTCTCATAGAAAGGCTCACAGTTTGCGTTGCCGTCTAATTGATATTTGTCATTATATAAATTGCCTTTTCTTAATTCTTGAACTAAACTATTTAAGACAGCTAATTGTGTGTTAAGGACGTCTTGTTCATTATTATTACCTCTGAATATATCAGTTGTTTTTTCTTTACTCTCATCAACTATGTCCATTGATAAAACAGAAACATTAAAAACTAAAACAGATTCATTCGCACTTACATTATTTATTATTATGTGACACAACGGAAATATAGACTGTTTTTTCAAATCAATATCGTAGATGTCGCCTGTCGTGACAGTGTTCACGTTTACGTCATTTAAAAGTGCATTTTCTATCGCTTCAGTTAATAAATAAAATCCTCTTATTCCTGTGTTACTCATTTGAATTTGTTTTTAATTTGTCTAGCTTCTATTTCGTTTTTTTCTTTTGTGAATGTCAAGTATGTTAAACATTCGTGAACGTTTAATTTAGTGATATGTTCAAATTTTGTAATATCCCCTTGAGCGATTCCATAGATTGAATTGTACCAGCCCCATTTGGTTGTGAAGCCAGATATTGCACTAAGTTCTCCTCGTTCGCTTTGTTCAAAGAGTTCAGCATAACTGTCGAACAATCCTTGCCTAAATGATAAAAAAAAACAACTGCACCTAAACAAGCGTCTAAAGGAAAATCTTTTGCTCTTTCGTTTTTGTCTGGATCGTAGTCTTCAATTATATATCTACCACCTTTTCTAATATCTATCGGTCTAAATAAGACATTCATAGCTCTATGCAGATTATCGTCATCACCAATGTAAGTATCAAGATCGACATATTCGCCAAAACTCATATCTTCAAGACTGGGGATAAAGCCATATTCTTGACCGTTTACTTTGAAAGTATTTATTAATTGATATTTAGTGTCAAACATAACATTGATAATATTGCATATCTCAATTATGTCATTCGCTTTCATACTCATCACGACTTGCTTTGATACTTTACAGAATATTTCAACCATTCTCATTTGAAGCTCTGATTCACTTTTAGCGTTCAATTTATCAAATTCTTGATACTGTGCTAAAGTCACTTCGTTTAGGCTTGTTGGTATATTTAATTTAACTTTCATATTTATATATAAAGATTTTTATTTTATTTTAGAGCTTTATTGAACTGCGTATCTACCAAAGTTTGGTCTGCTCATTATTGAATACGTAGCATAACGGACAGCATCAATTATATGATTGTTCTTATCAACAGGCTTGTTCGTTAATTTACCGCTTCTATCCTCTTGCCATTTATAGTTTCTAAACTCTTGTATTGCGTTGTCGCTTTCGCTTGTTATATGTATCTTAAAACGCTTTAGCAAGTCTATACCTGCATTGATACTATCACGACCTTTTAAGCTAGGTTGTATATTGTGACCCATTCTGCGAAGTTCATCAATTAATCTTGGTTCGGCTGCATCAAAATAAATAGGACTTCTTCTTTCTACTTCTTGCTTAAAGTGATCGCTCAAGTCTTTAGTTGTCATCATAGTTCTATATAAGTGTTCTTTGATATATAGATTATGATCTTTCTTGTAAACGCTTACGAGTGTACTTGGATCATTTGTATATCCAGCATCTGCGCCATAGCTTATAAGTTCAGCATCGTGTGGAATGTGACTTACTTCATTGTAATTAAATATAGTTGCTTTTGAAACACCTTTCTCACCAAGTCCATATATTTGCCAATATTGCTCATCAGTTTGTTTAAGTCTTTCAATCTCTTTTACTATGCTATTGTCAAGAAACTTATTATCTAGATATGTAGTCTTGTAGAACTCAACATCTTCACGATTTAATACTTTGTCATATATCCAGTGATACTCATCTGAAGGATTGTAATCAAGTACAACTTTTTCAGTAGTTCTAAATATAAGCTGCTGCCAATCTTCATAGTCTAGCTCATTAGCTTCATTGATAAATAGAAACTCACGTTTACGACCACGAATCTTTTGAGGTTGATCTACTGAAATAAATTCAACTAAATTACCATCTAAAGTATATTCACTATTTGATTTATTGTGATTAGCTTCATCATATTTATTATGTTGTTTGAGTATATCAATAAAGTCACGCATAACTGAAGAACGAACAGCTGGAAAAGTCTTTCTACATATTGTTATAGTCTTGCCTTTGTTTATTTGGCAATAGTGAAATATAATATAAAGTAATATATTAAAAGTCTTACCAGATCGAGTGCCGCCTTGTTCTACGACTATCTTTGATTCGCTATCAAGTAGATGTTCAAATACAACGTTTACATCAACATTCAATTATCTATGTATTTTTATATTAATCTCTTTGTCGATTGTGTCGTGTTTTACTTCACGTTTAGTTCCGTTTAATCTATGAGCTTCTTCATCGTCTGCTATGAGTTTCATCAGTCCTATTTGAAGTGTAGCGTTGTCACTTGCGTACCATTTAGCTCTCATCTCTATTTTCATATTGATTCGATTCTTTGATAATTCGCTTTTTATAGTGTCACTTTTGTGTAAATCGTGATCGTAAAAAGTTTTTCTCACAAATGGAGTGTATGCAAATATATCGTTTACAAATATCAAATTGTGTTTCTTGATTGCTTCTAAGCTTTGCTCGATTAAATCTTGAGTCTTGTATGCCATAGTATAGTTGTTGTACTAATATATAAACATTTTACTTTTATTTTAGCTACTCATCACTTGTTCAATCTTTTCTATTTTTTCAGCTGTCATATTTGACATATTCTTTAATATGTATTTTCTAGCATCTACTAAGTTGTCGTTTATTAAGCACAAATGAGCTTTCTTTACGTCATCACTGTAAGTCTTATATATATCGTAATTTTTTAAACTGTGCATTAATGTAGAATGATGTATATTAAGACCATTCTTTTTGTATTCATTCGTAATCTGCCTATATTTTAATCCAGCAACTTGACGTAAATAATAAGTAGCAACGCTTCTAAGCTCGACTACTTCACGTTTTCGTGTCTTTTCAAATATGTTTACGTCTGTAATATCTTTTATTGTTTCTGCTATTATTTCTATTTTCATAATTTTTTTTATTTAAATTCAGCGTGTTCTAAACATTCGCTACATATATCTAATTCGTTCCATTGTGATGCACCACAGCAATCGCTTTCTAAATTCATATCTTGTTGTCTATTGTTTCAATTAAGTGTCTTAAATCGCTTCTTTCCCATTCTCCTAGTTTAACTCCGTTAATGTTAAAGATGTAATAATCTTTTCTTTCTGCTTTTTTTAGTTCAATGTTTATATACATAATTAATCTATTTTATTAAATTCAGCTTTTTGTGTTTTAATTAGTTCATCTTTGTTTTCAAAGTAGTTATCGACTAGTGCGTCAATCAT